AGTATCAGGACTTAACTAAATAATGCGTTTCTACACTAATGTTCAATTAATTGGAAATCAATTCCTCGTTCGTGGAGTTGATAATGGAAAACGATATGAGTATAGAGATGAGTTTTTTCCTACTCTATTTGTAAAAAGTAAAAAAGATTCTAAGTATAGAACATTAAGTGGACAGTCTGTAGAAGAAGTAAATCCTGGTACTGTTAGGGATTGTAGAGAATTTTATAAAACTTACGATGATGTTAATGGATTTGAGATCTATGGAAATGATCGATATATCTATCAATATATTTCAGAAAAATATCCAGAGGATGAAATTAAATTTGACATCAGTCAAATTAAATTGGTAACTATTGATATTGAGACTGCATCTGAAAGAGGATTCCCTGATGTTGAATCTGCATCAGAAGAAATTCTTGCCATAACCATTCAAGATTATAATACAAAGAAAATTACAACTTGGGGTATAAAACCTTTTTTCAATAAGCAAAAGAATGTAACTTATTATCATTGTCCTACTGAACAAGAACTTTTAAGTCACTTTATTAATTATTGGATGATTGATGTTCCTGATGTAATTACTGGATGGAATATTCAGTTTTATGATATTCCATATATTTGTAAAAGACTCAATCGTGTATTGGGTGAGAAGTTAATGAAAAGATTCTCACCATGGGGACTTGTTACTGAAGGAGAAACCTATGTTCAAGGTAGAAAAAATACTACATTTGATGTTGGTGGAGTCACTCAACTCGATTATCTTGACCTCTATAAGAAATTCACTTATAAGGCTCAGGAATCATATCGTCTTGATTATATTGCAGAAGTAGAACTGGGACAAAAGAAACTAGATCACTCTGAATTCGATACTTTCAAAGACTTCTACACTCATGGATGGCAAAAGTATATTGAATATAATATTGTTGACGTAGAACTTGTTGACCGATTGGAAGACAAGATGAAGTTGATTGAATTGGCTTTGACTATGGCATATGATGCCAAAGTAAATTATGTTGATGTATTTTATCAAGTTAGGATGTGGGATACTATTATCTACAATTACCTAAAGAAAAGGAATATTGTCATTCCCCCAAAAAATAAGTCAATAAAAAATGAAAAGTATGCAGGTGCTTATGTCAAAGAACCGATTCCTGGAAAGTATGATTGGGTTGTGTCTTTTGACCTTAACTCTCTCTACCCTCATCTTATCATGCAGTACAACATCTCTCCAGAAACAATCTTGGATGAGAGACATCCAACGGCTTCAGTTGATAGAATCCTTGAAGAAGAAATAAACTTTGAACTGTATAAAGATAATGCTGTATGTGCCAATGGAGCAATGTACCGCAAAGATGTTCGTGGGTTCTTACCAGAACTTATGGAGAAAATGTATGGTGATCGTGTAATCTTCAAAAAGAAGATGATTCAAGCAAAGAAGGAATATGAGAAGACACCTACTAAAGCACTTGAAAAGGAGATCGCCAGATGTAACAACATTCAAATGGCTAAAAAGATTTCTCTTAACTCTGCTTATGGTGCTATTGGTAATCAATATTTCAGGTACTACAAACTAGCAAATGCTGAAGCAATTACCTTATCGGGTCAAGTTTCTATCCGATGGATTGAGGATAAGATGAATCAGTATCTAAATAAATTGTTGCAAACAACAGATGAGGATTACGTAATTGCATCCGATACAGATTCAATTTATCTTAATCTTGGACCTCTTGTTAATAAATTTTTTGCTTCTAAGTCTGGCGACAAAGTTGCGATTGTGGGATTACTTGACAAGATCTGTGAAGATAAGTTTGAACCGTACATCGATAAGTGTTACCAGGACTTGGCGAACTATGTATCGGCGTATGACCAAAAGATGCAAATGAAACGCGAGAATATCGCTGATCGTGGTATCTGGACTGCTAAGAAACGATATATCCTTAATGTCTGGAATAGTGAGGGTGTCTCATATTCAGAACCTAAATTAAAAATGATGGGTATTGAAGCAGTTAAATCATCAACACCTGCACCTTGTAGGAAGATGATTAAAGACGCTCTTAAATTGATGATGAGTGGGACAGAGGACGAAGTAATTGACTTTATTGATAAATCTCGTTCAGAGTTTAAATCTCTACCCCCTGAGCAAATTTCCTTTCCAAGATCTGTTTCTGATGTTGGAAAATATAAATCTTCTTCTAACATTTATTCTAAAGGAACTCCTATTCATTGTCGTGGAGCATTGTTGTTTAATTATTACATTAAACAACAAAAACTTGATAATAAATATTCTCTTATTAAAAATGGAGAAAAAATTAAATTTTGCTATTTGAAAAAACCAAATATTATTCATGAGAACATCATCTCATTTATTCAGGATTTCCCCACGGAACTTGGCCTTGACAAGTACATCGACTATGACTTACAATTTGAGAAGTCCTTTCTCGAACCAATGAAAACTATACTTGATGCGATTGGTTGGAATGTTGAAAAAACTGTAAACCTAGAATTATTTTTCTCCTAATGGAATTGCCTATTAATGACAGAGAACTTGCAACTATTGTAAGTGCTTTACGTCTTGGTGGAGATGCTGCACTCTATCAAAAAATTGATACTATTAAAAAGATTAGGGAAAAGCACCCTGATACATATAAAAAAGTAGCTCGCGAAGAATTTGGATTTATTATTTAATGGATTTTTTAAAAGAAATTGTAAAAGAGATTGGAGATGACTTTACCCAACTCGCATCAGACATCGACGACACAGAAACCTATGTGGACACGGGTTCTTACATTCTTAATTCACTGGTCTCAGGTAGCATATTTGGCGGTGTTTCTGGGAATAAGATTACTGCCATTGCTGGTGAGTCTTCTACTGGGAAGACTTTCTTTAGTCTCGCTGTGGTTAAGAATTTTTTGGATAGTAATCCTGACGGTTACTGTCTGTACTTTGACACTGAGGCAGCAGTTAATAAGTCTCTTCTTAAAAGTCGTGGCATTGACTTAAATCGATTAGTTGTTATTAATGTTGTTACGATTGAACAGTTTAGACAGAAAGCATTACAGGCTGTTGATATATACTTAAAGAAATCTGAAGATGAACGCAGACCTTGTATGTTTGTGCTAGACTCTCTTGGTATGCTTTCTACAGAAAAGGAAATTCGTGATGCTCTAGACGATAAGCAAGTTCGAGACATGACCAAATCTCAACTTGTTAAGGGAGCATTTCGTATGCTCACACTCAAACTTGGTCAGGCAAAAATTCCAATGATTGTTACCAATCACACCTATGATGTCATCGGTTCTTACGTCCCTACAAAAGAAATGGGAGGAGGCAGCGGCCTCAAGTATGCAGCGTCTACAATCATCTATCTCAGCAAGAAAAAGGAAAAGGATGGAACAGAAGTGGTCGGAAATCTTGTCAAGGCTAAGACTCACAAGTCGCGTTTAAGTAAGGAGAATAAGGATGTTACTATACGTCTTTATTATGATGAGCGTGGTCTTGATAGATATTTTGGTCTTCTTGAACTTGGTGAGATTGGAGGACTTTGGAAGAATGTAGCAGGTCGCTATGAAATGGATGGGAAAAAAGTTTACGCAAAGCAAATTTTAAAAGAACCTGAAACATATTTCACCCCTGAGGTGATGGAAAAATTAGATCAAATCGCAAAGAAGGAATTTAGTTATGGAGAAAGTTGAGTTTCTAATACTTAGAAACCTTTTATATAATGAAGAATATCTACGTAAAGTTGTTCCATTTATTAAGGAAGAATATTTTGAAGACCCCAATCAAAAAATTATCTTTGAAGAAATTTTAAATTTCATTACTCGATACAATAAACCTGCTACTAAAGAAGTTCTTTGTATTGAAGTAGAGAATAGATCTGATATTACTGACACATCTTTTAAAGAAGTAACTCAACTTATCAGTTATCTTGAAGAATCTCCCACTGATTTTAATTGGTTACTTGATACTACAGAAAAATGGTGTCGTGATAGAGCCATTTATTTGGCATTAATGGAGTCTATTGCTCTTGCAGATGGAACTGGTAAGGAAAAGGATAGAGATGCCATCCCAAGTATCCTTTCAGATGCTCTAGCAGTTTCTTTTGATACTCATATTGGGCATGATTACTTGCTTGATTATCAAGAAAGATATGATTACTATCATAAAGATGAAGCAAAGATTCCATTCGATCTTGAATACTTTAATAGGATTACTAAAGGGGGTATGCCCAATAAGACATTAAGTATCGCTTTGGCTGGTACTGGTGTTGGCAAATCTCTCTATATGTGTCATGTTGCAAGTTCGGTATTGTTGCAAGGGAAAAATGTATTATACATTACAATGGAGATGGCAGAAGAAAAAATTGCTGAACGTATTGATGCCAATCTTCTTAATGTCTCTATTCAAGAGATAATGGAACTTCCTAAGATAATGTTTGTGGATAAGGTGACAAACCTTTCACAAAAAACTCAAGGTTCTCTTATAATTAAAGAATACCCAACTGCGAGCGCACATAGTGGTCATTTCAAATCACTTCTTAATGAACTTGCACTTAAGAAATCATTTAGACCTGATATTATTTTTATTGATTACCTTAATATATGTGCTTCCGAAAGATATCGCGCTGGTAGCAATGTCAATTCATATTCATATATTAAAGCAATTGCTGAAGAACTTCGAGGACTGGCTGTCGAAGCAAACGTCCCTATCGTTTCTGCCACGCAGACCACTCGCTCTGGTTATGGTAGCAGTGATGTTGAACTCACTGATACTAGTGAGTCCTTTGGGTTGCCTGCTACTGCTGATCTTATGTTTGCCCTTATTTCTACAGATGAGCTTGAGGGGCTTGGACAAATTATGGTAAAGCAATTGAAGAATAGGTATGGTGATCCAACTATGAATAAGAGATTTGTGGTTGGTATTGATCGTGCTAAAATGAGATTGTATGACTGTGAACAATCCGCACAGGATGATATTCTTGACAGTGGGCGTGAAGATGAGTATAATAATGATGAACAGAAATCAAAGAAATCATTTGAGGGGTTTAAATTTTCATGACTGTTGACACCGAAAAGTATCTTGAGTTTGTGCATGGAGTGACTAGCGAACCTAGTCTTAATTACCCTGCATTGATATCATGTTTAAGTGAACTTGAAGCATCTGGTGCAAACGTCACTCAACTTCTGACTGCTGCTCTTGGACTATCTGCAGAAGCAGGTGAGTTTACTGAAGTAGTAAAGAAGATCTTCTTGCAGGGCAAACCTTACAACGAAGAGAATGTCTTCCATATGAAACGTGAACTGGGTGATATCTGTTGGTATCTTGCTCAGGCATGTATGGCACTTGACACCACCTTCGATGAAGTTATTGAGATGAATGTGGATAAACTGAAAGCACGCTATCCTGGTGGTGAGTTTGACGTTACAAAATCTGAAAACCGTGTGGAGGGAGATCTTTGATAAACATTGAGATGAATTTGATCACTGCAGTAGCAATTCGTCAATCTTTGTATACTGATACCAAAGAGTATACTTACGATCCAACTTGTTGTCCACAAAGAATTATTAATATTCGTAGTGTAATTATTGAACTAGATAAACAAATTGAAAAGGAATTGAAAAATGAAGAGTCCAACACTTGAAGAATATAAAGAGGCAGGAGAAGAATTCTGGCCTAAGTACTGGTATGTTGCTAAGGAACTTGGGGAAGATGCAAAGTCGGAAGATATTTTGAAAATTATGGAATCTCTTTCTGGTGTTGCCATAAAGAAAAGAGTTGAATCTAAACTTGGTCCTTGGGGATTTAATAAGAAAGGAAAAGAAAATGATTCAGACATCAACTGATCAAATTATAATTCCAAAAGGTGCAGAACTCATAGATGAATGTTTCTATGTCTGGGAAACTAGGTATGGACTGTATTCTACGATGACAAAGGAAGGTCGTCAGATGATGACTGGTGCTACTAAAGATGGTGTCACTGTTATGACACGCTGGCATCTTAAGTGTGAACAAGACGGTACATTACATTTGTATACAAGAGTTGTAAACTCCACTAGTGGTGTTGAACTTTGATCACAATCACCAACTACATAACAGCATTCTGGACTGTAGTTGTGATGAATTGTATTCAACCAGTCAATTGGAAAGCATGTATTTCAGTTCATGAATGGTTAATTCCAGAACTGGAGTATGCATGGAAACTCAAGACTGGTGAAATAGTTCCTTATCAAACAGAGAAGGACTATCTAAAGGAGTTATAACTCCATAAATATTTAAAAAAGATAATGGCAGAACTGTCAAAAGCAGACCTTGGCAAAAGGGGTAATGAAGAAACATTAGTAA